GTGAATGAATTTAAACCTCCAAATGTTATTATTCTCTTATTTAAATTATTATTAATCAACTGTTTAAACTTAGTTACCTTAGCTGATGCTGTATCTACAAGCGCTTTACGCTCTCTTATAGTTTTATAGAATCCAGCTGCATGATATTTTTCTTCTGAACTAGCTTGAGGACTTTTAATAAATACTTTAGCTAAATTAAATGCATCTGGACCTAGTGCTACCTTATGCTCAACAAACTCTTTGTGTATATCATCATATAATAACCTCTCACCAAATGTAAGCTCGAGAGGTATACAATATATCTCATAAGGAGATACTAAACCCATTGCTACACACTGATCTAATGTTATCTCATATACTTTAGGAGCTAGCTTTAACAACTCTAGTTTATATTCTATATCTTCTGGCATAGTAGCTGTCATACATAGTAGTCTGTTATATTTATTGTTTTTAAAGAACTTTCTGTATTGTTTACTTAAGCCTAAATGAACTTCATCACATATAACTAGCTCGTATTGTTTTCCTTGTAGTTTATAAGCACTCTGATAACACATAATTTCTATTCTATCTAAGTAGTTATCACAGCCCCATTTATGGAATTCTTCTGCAAATTGTTCTTGTAGTTGTATTGTAGGAACTAAGATTATTGCCTTAGCATCAGGAATACGACCCAAAATATACTCACATGCAAGTACTCCGCATCTACTCTTACCAAATCCGGTACCAGCAATAATACTACCAATACACCTAATACGAGCCCAAGCATTAAGCGCTGCCCTTTGTTGTTTGTCTTTTTCATTATTTATATTGTTTCCCATAATGTAACAGTTCTATTGGTTTGTTTATCTTTATATGTACCATTAGATCTAACTTTACCTAAGTTAACAAGCTCTGTAACTCGGCCTGTAACTCTATTTATATCCCATTGTAAATGTTTAGCTATGTTTCTATTAGTAGCTGGTTTAAGATATTTTATAACATTGTATACAGCTTGTCTTTTACTAGACACTGTAGGTTTTAACTGTTTAAGGGAGTTAACCTGTGTTTTTCTTATCATGTTTATTTATTTAAATTGTTAAATTACTCAG